GTGTGGTTGCCATTAGCCATCATCCTCCACAACAGAATAGCCGACGCCATCTGCATTTGCAGCGTTGCCAAAATCATATTCAGTTAAGTTTTTTGCTTTGCGCCTGTTTTGGACTTTTGCTTTAAGTCTCTTTACGGTTTTTGCCTGCACGTCTCTTAATTCTGTCAACGCATTTTGAACTGCGCCAGTGTTTCTAGACTCAACGCCTGTGACCAGTTCTTTGATAACCCTATCAGCATCGGCATCGGTCTGAACCCCTCTTGCCATCCTTAATAATTCGTTGCGAAGTCTATTGATATACCGGTCAAATGATTGAGAGTTCATAGCCTCTTCAGTGTTGCCAAGACCTGTTGCTAGGGACAGGCTGTCTCCAACAGAGTCAATCAAACCAAACTCCAATTCACCGTCCGCGATCATGTCTAAAAAATCATCAGTCTGAGAAATCAAATCATTATTTGAGGCAATATTGTCCAACTCCTCTGTTTGCGCTTCGATCTGTTTGTCAGACAAATTGATGTTTTTGGTTTGCCGCTTGATGGCTTGTTCTTTCAGATAATTTTTAACGTCCGTGTTTTCGATTATCTTGCTCTCGCCAGTCACAGGATCAACAACGCGAGTGAAGGCACCGTTGCCTAAATCCTGCAAGATTGGGCGGGACGCAGACGCTTCCATCTGAGCAGCTTGAGCCTTTTTGTATTGATCTGTGATAGCTTGGCTGGCAAGGGCGGCCTCGTTTGCCTTTTGCGCATCAAATGAACCCATGCCTGCGTTATATGCTCTGCCAAGTGCCTGACCCAATGTTGGGGCTGGCATGCCTTTAACTGCACCACCCGACTCAAGCAGTGAAGCTGCGGCAGACATAATCCCTCTGCCTTTCGCGCTTCCTAAATCATCTGCCAGCAAATTGCCAAGAAGACCGCCTTGCGATGCGGCTGGCGTTTGCGCCGGTGTGACCAGTTTTGCTTGCGGCATGGCTTTCACAAAGTCAGGCACACCCATCGGAGGGCGCTGGCCTCCTGGCATTTGTGGACGAGGTTGCGGCATGACCGTTGGCATCGGCATTTGAGCCTGTGGCATTTCCATTGGCACAAAAGGTGTCTGAAATGGGTTGACGCCAGTGAACTGATTTTGAGTTCGTGTAGGCGTTGGCCTACGGCGGGGAATGACTCTGGGCTGGTAGGTTTGCGCCTGTGTCGGCAAGCCTTGCATTCCTAAAATATCAATTGCCATTTTCGTCCCCTTAAACCAAGCCCAAAAGACCGCCGCCGATAGCGCCGAACAATGGATTTATTCCTGCGGATGTAGCAAGTTGAGCGCCGCCCAAAGCACCGCCTAAAGCCGACGAAGCAGGGTTGCGATTGACAGGCTCAATGGTGCTGCTGCCGACAGTTCCGCCACCAATGAGTGCCATGTAGTCCTTCAGGTTTTGCATCGGCTGGTTTTGCTCAAAGTTGAACCGGTTGATGTTGTCTTGCAGTTCAGCCTGTGCAAGACCCTCTCTGGCTTCACCGACACCTGTGAGCAGTTGCTCATCCATGAGAGCCGCTTGCGGTGCCTGCGCCAATGCGTCCTGTTGTGCTTGATATGAAATCGGGGCAAGAGCGCTCGCGAGTGCCTGTTGGTTTGCACCAGAGCCATATCTGCCAGACTTAGCAAACTGGCTTGTCACCTGATCAATGGCTGGCTTAAAGGCCGCTGACAAAAGCGGGTTTGTCCCCATCAAGTTTTGCTGCACAATATTTTGTGCCTGCGCAGTCATGCTGTTTGGATCAGTTGCTTCGTTGCGAATGCCGGTCAGCGCCATCTCTGTTTCAGGCGAAAAGCCAACAACAGTGCTGCCTGTGTAATAGTTTGGATCGCCTGATGTATACCGGTTTTTTGCTTCAGCCAGACCAAACTCAAAGAATGGTTTAGCATAGCTAGGTGGCTCAACTTGTGTGTTCACAGTTTGCTGACCACCGCCTCCGCCGCCGCCTTTGCTCATATCAATAGTCCTTTACCATTATGGTTGATGTTGGCTCATAGCCATTGAGAGCGCGAACCCATCCTTTGCGCCCAAATATTTCCACCGACTGACAGCCCCATTGCTTCGACCATTCAATGATCTCTGGCTCTGCCTTTATCAGTGTGTCGAGATCACCGCCAGCCAGCCAAAACCGCAAAATAGTGCGTTGCGGGTAGCGAATGATCTCAGTAACGATTGCGGCGTTATCAAACGCCCAGAACTGAGCATCGCCAGCAGTCACAAGCTGTAAAACATCACTCAGCGTGTGTGTGCCATGAGCGTGTTCAAGTGCGGCGTCAATGTATTGTGCGCACCGTTCCCACTCATCCAATGACGATGTAGCCAAATGTCCGATCCGATTGCGTGTTATTTGCATGAGTAATCGTGAAAGTCTGCTTGCCTCGACTCGATACATACATGCCCCCAGCCGCTTGCTCTGCTGCTGCATTTGCTGTGGTCGGCATAAACAAGATGACGCTCGTTGCTCCGGCTCTGTCCTCTGTAACAGCAGTTGATGCAGCGCTTGCAGTGAGGGTCACTGTGCCAGTGGCGTTGATCTTGCCATCAAGGATGTTGTTGACAATCGTTGCGACCTCTCTGGCATCATTAGCCAAAGGGCTTAAACGTCTGAAGTTTGTGGTTGCCATTATCTGGTGCCAAGCGGCTTCTGTTCGATGTCTACGCCTTGCGCAAACTTCCAGTTGCCTGTCATGTTCATCCGCACCTTATGAAACCGGCCTTGCGCTCTATGCTCTGTAAATCCATCGGCAGTCAGGTTTGATGCGGCGCTGAATGTTTGAGCAGTATTTTGCAAGTTGCGAGTTGATATTTGCACGTTGACGTCGCCGTTTTCAAAAAACGGTATAGTGCGCGTAATGATGCTGTGACGCCCTTTGTTCAGGACGGCCTCCGGTGTTTCGATCACAGCCGAAACAATGCTGCCGGTGAAGGTTTGTATTTTCTTGTCTTTGCCTGCGCCAAAGAAAAACTCACCGCCCTGCAATGCCGGATCATCAAGCTGGATGTTTAAGCCATCGAGCGTTGCCGAAATGTTGTCCAGATCTTCAAGCGAATATCCGCCTGTATACAATGCCGCTAAGATCTCAATGTCGCTAAATATTGCGTATGACCAACGGTTCAAAGCATAGTTGTAAAACAGAACGTAATCAGCCAAACCGCCAACAGTGTCAACGCTTGTAAATGCCCACGCAACAATCTGGCGGCGCGGATCAATTGCTGCCGACATATTGTTAAGGTATTGCGTGTCAGCATGATCCCAAAACCACCGGTTTATCTTCTCTGCACCAATCGGTCTGGCCTGCCTGCCATCAAACATGTAAAAGCCATCGTCAGACAGAAAGTAGGTGTTTGCGCCCATCGACACGACACTCTGCGGAACTGAACAGCCTCTGGATGTCTCGACCAAATCAATCTGATAAATAAGCGGGGTGCCGACGTATTGAGCAACCGCAATGCCGCGCTCCATCAGTATCGTGGCAAACTCGCCGCCTGTCAGACCGGTGATCGCACCTGAGTCTCCGCCAAAAATGTCCTGAAAATCGGCTTGATCTGTGCCGACCGTCCAGCTTGTCTCATCATTGATGCCCGACCATCTTGTGCGGAATGGGATTTTACCGCTGCCCTCATCAATCGATGCCAACCACACCTGATCCCGCACGACTGCGATATAATCGGCCTTCGGGGGCGAGCCTGCCAGGTCAGCAAAGGCGGTGTCTGTGCCAAGCTGAAACTTTTGCAACGCCTCTCCAGTCCCGCCAGCCGCAATCATAGTCTCGCCGAACTGCACAAACCGCCAACGCTCACCATCTTGCAAACTATGCGTGGTCGCGGCCTGAGTCACATTATCGAGCGCAGATGTTGCTGCATTAAATTTATAGAGCTTTGTTGAGTCACCCGCAAAAAGTGTGGTGTTTCCATTATTGTCTTTGCCTGCAACAATCCCGCGCAACTTTGCAGTGGCAGCGCCGGATAATGAGGCAAGTTCTTTGATTGACCGATAGCCATTAGCGGCTGGGATGCAATTCTTCGCAACCGTCACGCCCTTATTTATTGTCTCTGGCTGATCGGGCAACCACTCTCCAAATTGTATCATTGAGAAGCCCACGTTGCGGTTGTTGTTGTTTGGGTCGTCCAGATTGCGACTGTGTCGGGTTGATCCGCCCAAACGCCAGGTTGATCTGTGACTATATTCCAGTCCTCACCCAGTATTTTCATGCTGACCGCCGGTGTGATTGCTATTGCGCCGGTCGATGGCATGCTGAATATACCGTTTGCATTGGCTGTCACATTGAAATCAAAGTCAGCCGCACCAGCCGCCAAAGTAACAAAATTAAGCGTCGCGGTGCTTGTCATTTGCATCGACGCAGATGCCGAAACTGTGCGGACTCTTGTGCCGGATGCGGTCGCAGTTCCCACCGCTGAAACAAGTGCCTCAAA